AGGCGAAAAGGAAATACTCACTATTGTTGATAACATCAACAAGCATATTCGCACATTTATGGATGAAAATGCGGAAATCCAGTATGTGTATATGCGCTCTTTACGCATTATAGATGACCGTGAAACAGGGCCTGTCCGCAAACACGGTGTAGCATAGTTCTCTTTTGTTGTAGCATAGGAGGATATAAGCGATGGCGAGTAATACACAAAAGGGTATAAATATAGTTTTGAAAATAGGTGAGACTGTTTTAGGTGGATAGTTGGGTGCTACGCTTATTCAGTCTGCTACTACTATTGATATTACGAATAAAATTACAGGTGAATGGCAAGAAGCATTAGAAGGTATAAAATCTTGGCAAATCACAGGTAATGGTTTATATATTAAAAATCACACTACATATAATATGCTCCAAGAAGCGTTCAGCAATAATACTGCTATTGATGTTGAAGTGATGCTTGACGAACATCGTTATGTAGGTAAAGCATTATTGGTTGAGTTTCCACTTACTGCGGTTTATAATGGCACTTATCGCTATAACTTCCGCTTATTGGGCGATGGAGCACTGACAATAAGTGAATGAGCGCATTATTGAGATTGACGGTAAAAATTATCGGTTCAAAATTGGACTTCGTAGTATAATTTACTTACAGTCTCTTTCATAGATTGATGAAGGTGATATGTTCGTCGCTGGCATAATTACCTTTAATGATATTCCTATAAAAACGGCAAAGTTGATGTATCAGCGGCTTTGTCGTCAAAAAGATTATCAGCCATTATTTGAATAGGTTATCTCAACTCCTTTCATTGATGTGCGGGATTTATATCGAAAAGCAGTTGGCGAACTTGGTATAAGTCCCGCCATTTTCTACCAAATGTCGCCAGAAGAAGTGGAATTAGCCTATCAAGGTTATTTACGCAGACAAGAATTATCTGCGAACCTCACAAAATTAGCAGTATTGTAGGCACTACATAATGACCGAACAGACATTACTTTGGCTACCAAGCCAGAGTATTCTATGGGGACTGAACCTGACCGAGAAAAAACATTTTCTGTATTGGGGATAGAAGAATGACAGAATATGAAACAGTAAAAAACAATGTAGCAGATTAGATAGTGGCTGTTCCAGAACAGTCGGTGGATAATTCAACATCCAAGGAAGATGATGCTACACTAATGAATGACATTGGTTTAGCGATAAACCGCGAAGGAGGTATGAGTATCTAATGCTAATCAACGGTATAAATATAAATACCCTTGGTGTCAAATTATATGATAGAGTTATTAACTCTAACACTGTTGATACTACACAAGAATGGTTAGATGGTGATATTCAACCCACTTTTGTTAGACAGTAGGACCGCTTCAAAACTATGACGCTTGCGTTCCTCGTGTTAAATACTGATGAAGAGAACGCATTTTTGCGTATAAGCCGTTTGACGCAAGCATTACGCAAAGCGACATTATAGTTTGATGATATTAGTCTTACTTTTGATACAACATTAGTGGGCGCGGCAGAACCTGAACGCTTGAAGAATGGTAATTTTATCGTTAGATATACTTTAAATAGCGATTACGCGCAAGGTAATCGTGAAGTATATACAACAGATGCCAAAGCCACAAGCGCATTTAGGCTCACCGTTCTTTACTACAAAAACACAACTCAATTAGTCGGGCAGGATGTATATACTATTCGTGCTGGGGCTTTTGATGTTGGCACACCAACATTAAGTTCTATCGGTATTGATGTGGATAAATACCGCGAACAACACTATAATGCTGGTGCCGCCACTAATATGGGTTCAATGGAACTTACATATGAAAATTTACAGTCTCTTGGGACTTTAATTATTAACTATGCGCCTGTGCGCTACAACCTCACAATCTCTTACTATATGAATAGCGGAGAGGGGTATAATGAGACTTTACAAGAGACAATAACCTTTACGCATCCACAACTTCAAAACATTAGGACAATCGGGCAACTTTTTGATGTAAATACTTATCGTCCTGATGGCTATCGTGCGACTATTGATTATAGCGGACCTCTTACTGTTGAAGGACTACTCGCAGCATCTCCTATTTCGGTTATGTATGATGTAGTTCAAAACGAACAAAGTAAGAATATAACAGTAGTCTATCGTAATGAAAATGATGCCGGCGGTTATGATATCATAGATAGTGAATTGTTGAATGTGCGTGAAACCGCTATTACTGATGGTAAGACATTACGCGACATTTTCAACCTTAACGCATATAAACCGAATGATTTACATTATTTCGAAGGCGCTATTGAAGGGTATAATGCGGATGACCTCATTACTTATGCGGATTTGAATACAACATATTATATCAATTACCGCAGACAAGAGCACACTATTTATGTAGAATATTATGCTGGCACTTATCCAGATTGGTATCGTCTTACGAATATTCCGCTCACAGTAAAGTATAAAGATGCTTATGAAAGCGAGTTTAGTATCGAAGATATTGGATTGGATTTAGACCGTTATCATACAGCAGAGTATCAAAGAGGGCAGTTGTATAATGCCGACAACTTTAATAGTTATGATGATGTAATTACTACTGGCGTTCTTCAAGTCTATTATGTGCCTATTGATTTTACTATTAAGGTTCGTTATAAGAAAGATGATGCGAATGAATACACTGAAAAAGATGTAGTAATCAACGCATTACAATTCTTTGGCGACCCCGTATTAAGTGATATTATTGACATAAACACTGACCGTCCAGAAGGATATCAGTTAGATTTAGAAGAGAGTTATAACGGTGAAATTACACTTTCCGCACTCACTACGAGTTCTCCAATATATATTGTATATGAAGAAATACAAGAAGTGCGGCAAAAGAATATTATAGTTAGGTATAAGCAACAGTTATCCAGTGCTTATTCTACTATCAATACTTCAATTTTGGTTATTAATGAAGCAGACTGCGTTGGTGGCGTGCGGTTGCGCGACCTTATCAACTTAAATCTCTATCGACCAGATTACTATGATGGTGGTATTTTAAATGGCGCGAGTGAGAGTGCTTTATTGACTTTTGATGATTTACTCGCAAATTATGAAGTATTATACCGTGCTTCTACATACAATACTCCTGTGTATTACTATACAGATGATGTTGATGAGCGTAATTGGATTGGTAGTTCCGTAATTAATTATACAGTCCTCGACTTTACAACAGAAACAACGCTGTATGATTTAGGATTAGACCCTAATCAGTATAAACCTTCATATGCCGCAGATGGTGTAGTTCAGTATAATGGCGCTATTTCATTCAGTGCTTTGCGTGGCTTATCAAGCATCAACATTGTGTATGATAGCATTGAAGAGCCAGAAGACCCAAGTGGTATTGATTATCCACACAGGTTCTTATTCTTACAGCATAATGATTTAGGCGCATATGAAAATCAGCATCCAGAATGGACTATGAACCACGCTTATATCAACACAGGCGTAAGCGTCCAAGATATGTCTAAATTGACAGTTATTATGGAAGCAAAGCGTGTTGATGAGTATGTAGCGCCGCATACGGTGAATGCGGGTTATGCTTACTTATTTGGTAGTTCATCTGCTCTTGGTTAGTATTATATGCGGTTTAACAACCAAACGATGTATGGCACAAATCTTACAGGCGTAAATACTTATGAAGCAAAAGCAGGTAATACAGTAAATGCGTTAGTGCTGACAGAGGAGAACGCTATTGGTTGGAGTGAAAATTCTGGTATTTACTCTACACAGAATTATAATGGCTATTCAACAGCCACATTCACATACAGTAATCGTATGCCAACAGAGCACGCGCAAATGCCATATCCGCTTTATCTGTTCGCTAATAACAACAGCGGTTCCTATGCTGATGGACTTGCGGGATGGGGTATTTACAGTTGTAAGATTTTGTATGATGGATAGTTATTACGCGATTTTATCCCAGTTCAGTATTATGACAAGATTGGCGATAAGATTGCGCCAAGCAACTGTTTATATGATAAGATTAGCCAGAACTTCTTTGAAGATGCTACTGGCAAGAATAGTTTTAATATCATTGACGATGAGCGCTATACTGATACAAACCCAGAACATCAAATAGGTTCATTCTATGTGAATTATTATAAAGACGATATTCTTTATCAAACATCACAGGTTTTCTTCCGTGGCAATGATTTTGATGAAGAATGGGATATGTATGAAAAACTCAAAGTTGATGAATTCCAACCGCCTTATTATAAGTCTGGCAAGATTACTAACTTAAATGAGATTGCCGCAATTAATTTTGATAATTTAAATAATT